GCTTTTCCTTGCCAGTTAAGTTCTTGTCATATTTTATCTTAAGCTCTGCCGTCTTGATCCCTTCTTTGCCGTACATCAGTTTCACTAGGTCATTCATAGAGTCGTTAAGAGCAAAAAGAACCCCTTTCTCTTTGGCTGACAAACCAAAGAATCGATCATCATTAAACTTGCCCTGATCACCTTCTCTTTGTGCAATGGCTCGTCTTATATCAACTTGCTGCCTAAACGTAGCAACAACCTTGTCTGACTTTTCTTTCAGGTCAAAAAACTTTTCCATTGCCGCTGATGATGGGCGAACGTCAGGAGTCAAGAAGCGACGAAGGAATATATTGTCTGACGCTTTTCTGTCAGGCTTAGGGCCAAACTTATCCTCGTCCCACAACATATGATCGGTACCCCAAAGAAGATATCCGCCTAGATATCCAGTGTAGGCTTTAAACATGTGCTCGGCTTTAACAGGGCTAATTCCTAAAGCCTCACCCATTCTAACAAATGTTTCGCTTGTGTTTGAAGTGTACTGCTCAGGAGCTTCTACGTTTGATAATGACTGAGGAACAACTGGAGCTCCAGTCCACTTTTTGTTTCGAACCAAGTCCCACCAGCCTGTCATCATTGCCGGTGTCCCGTCTATGCCGTACATCTGAGTTAAAGTCCAAAGCATGCCGTCAGCAAACTCTTTTCCTTTGTCGTCTTCTATGTATTTAAAAAACAGTTCAGGAATTGTCGCAAAAACAAAACCAACATCATAAGGGCGAGGTATTTTAAAGAATTGCCCATTACCAATAGGAATATGCCAGTTAGTTCTTTTCTCATAGTCCGGTATCTGCTGATAATCTTCATCATCTTTATTCACCAGGTATAAAATAAGCGTAGGTATAGTGATTCCCAAGAAAGCTTTCATTGCTAAAGCCGTTGGGTTTCCGTCGTACTTCTTGCTTACAATGGCTTCTCTAAATACTCTATCCTGTGATTGGATCATTGCATTTAAGAATGGAACGGTTCGAATATATCCAGTAAGGAATCGGTTGGCACCAAGCACGCTAAAGTCAGTTGATATCTCACGAGCCTCAAAGCCTGCATCCATATCAGACTTCATATTCTTTTTAGCAAGCCTAAATTCGCCAATCCTAGTTCCGTACTCAAATGCGCTCATCAGATTGTCATATCCGCTAATAAGCTTTTCCGGAATTGTCATGACTCCAAATTCGTCAATTGAAACCCTTTTCCTCGCCGTTCTTTCTTTTGTTAATGACTCAAGCCTGCTTGAATTACCACCGCCAGATCTAAGAAAGTCTTGGTAATACTTATCCCTTGTTATAAATGAGTGCATTCCTTTAAATGTATCTATAAAAGGAATAAAGTTATTTTTACTTAAAAATGTTGCTCCTATCGTATCCCTTACCAAGTTGGCCCCAGTAAATTCTACGCCCAACGTGATCATGCGAGTAAAGAAGTTCTTAACGCCAAACATGACATTCATAAATGAACTGTAACTTTCAGGGTTCATTGATAAGAGCATTTCTTGAAGTAGCGGGTCTTGTACTTCGTAGTATTTAGGCTTGCCGTTGATGATCACCGAATCAACGATGTTTCCAGATTCGTTTACCTTAGGAGCAACCCCATGCTGCCAGAACTCAAGAAGGCCTTTCGTAGCTAAATCAATATCACCCTCTAGCTCTATACCATTCATTTCTAGTACTTTGCCGATTTTGTCTTTCATTTCGTCGGCGTAAACCTGAACTTTTCTAGAATCTGGCGCTATTCTGGTTGCGAATATAGCGCCGTCTTTGTGACTTGAGATGTATTGGTAAAGCCTTTGCTTAGCTCTGTTGTTTAGCGCGGCACGAACGTTTGCTGTCACCCCATCCTGAATGTTAACCAGAATGTCATTAAGGTTTGCGGTACCACCTTTCAGTTTTTTAAATCCACTGCTAGCAGCGCCACCACCAGACAACTGATCGCGGATGCGGTTAAACGGAACGTAGTCTTTGTTCATTGACTGCATTGCCTCTCGACCTTCCGGCGTGATCATCCCTGCCTCTTCATAGAAGTCCATCATGCGATCATTGAACGCTTGATATTCTTTGTGAATCGACTCAAAGACAGGATACGTTTTTCCGAGGCGAGCCCACTCTTTGGCTGTTTCTTTGGGGATCAAGTTCTCACGCTTCTGGCGGTGCAACTCTAAAGCACGACGACCAGCAAAGTAGCGCATGAGCAAATCAATTCTCTTGTCGCCCTTGTGCTTTTCAGAAAGTTTGATGTTTTTTACTGGGGCTAAAACTTCATGAAGGCTTTTTCCGGTAACCTTGAGATCACCATTTTCATCAAAATTAACGGTGCCATAGTTCATGATGTAGTCAGATATTCCTTCAGCACCACCATTTGCAAGCCTGAATTGCTTCCAAGCCGACTCTTGAGCGGTTCCGACCTGCCCGGTTAGCTCTTGCTCTATCTTTCTTGCGGCGTGGAATCTGTCAATTGTTTGCTGGCGAATACGCGAGTCCCTGCGGTATTTCCACTGTTCGAAATCCTGAATGAAAGATGTGTCTTTACCAATCAAAGCTTGACCTAGCTTGTCTGGTCCTTGGAAGTAGAACTTATGCATTAGGTCTTGCATGTCGCGCATCGGGTTTAGAAGCTTGCGATCTCTTGCTAGTGTATCAGTAAACGCTTTGTAAAAATTAGGCGCGCGCAATTGAGCTTCATTGGCATTGGTAAGCCATAGACGAACGAACTCGGCAAACCCCTCAATACCTTGAATGTCAGGATCTGCATCTGTATAGCTTAGCTGCTTAACTTCTTCTGAATACTTTTTGTCTGTGTATAGCTTCTTGAAGTTTGGAAGCTTCACGTTTGAGTATTCGTCTAGGTAGTGAGCAAGCTCATGAGCAAGCACTTCTACATCGTTTTTCTTTCTGGTTCGGATCTCGCCAACGTTAGGTCGGTAGAATCCCTCGTTTGAACTTCCCTTTATCTTGCCGAAGTAGATACGACGCCCTGCGATCTGAATTAGCTTACGCATGATAGGCTCAATGCGCTGCGGAGAGTCTGGAATTTTAACCTCTCGACCTTCTATAGTTACAGACTCTTGACGATCTGGTATTCCAGTTGAACGGAAAAGGCCTACGTAGTTATGACCTGGCGCATGAAAAATGCGCTCGCCATCCTTAGGAACTTGATACGCCAACTTATCTCGCTTCTTGTATTCACGTGTATTTACGTCTTCTTCAGGTTGAGGGTAAGTAATTTTACCGTCACGAGACATTTCTGCTTGTCTAACTGTGTTATTAGCTTCCTTCTCGATATCAAGCTTGGTTTGCTTCTTGGTTTCGGATTCAACCTGACTGTCGAAAGGCTCACTTTCTTTAAAGGTTGTAATAGCACTAGACTTGGCGACATTGGAATAAATCTGTTGTTCTACCGCTTTCTCGGCAATTACTTCTTTATCTTGCGAAGGCTTTGGTGTCTTTGCTTCTTTGACAAGTTCAGGCTTTTCCATTTCTGCAAGAGCTTGAACTTTCTTAGGTTTATTTTTGATTTCAACTCGAGCAGATTCAGATAGTGACTCTGGCTTAGTCTCTTCTGTAATTTGAGTTGGCTGTACCTGTTTAGGTTCTTGAACTTCAGGCTTAACGGAAGTATCTACCAGAGGTTTGGAAACCATAACATCAACGTCTTTCGCTTCATGCTCGCTTACAATTTTCTTATTAACATTAGCATCAATGACTGTAGTCTTTTCTATATTAACGTCTTGTTTTTTCTGTTGTTTTTCTTTTTTTAATTGAATTTCTTCAGGCTTTGGCTGTTCAGACACCTGCTCCAGTTGAGCCTGTTCAGGAGATAAAGCATCAATAACGGCCTGTTCTGTTCCTGCTACTTCTGCCGCTTCAACGTCTTTATCAAGTTGTTTAGCGATCGCTTTTTCTGGCGAATAATTGATTTCATTCGCCACTGCAGAAGAAGTGCCACCAATGCCACCATAAACACCACCCGCAACAGCACCTGCAGCAGCCTGATCAAGAGCTTCTTTCCAGTCCATTGCCGCTTTTGTTCCGTATCGCTCACCGACATACTCAATCATCCCTTCCTGAATTGCTTCAGTAGCCGCCTCTTTACCAAGAGCTTTACCACCAGCAGCAGATACGCGCTTAACAGAATTGGCAATACCTGCCTTCAGAACTTCCTTACCAAGCTCTTCTTTTGCGGCTTGAGTCATTCCTTTTGCACCGATGCGCTCAAGAAGAGAAGAAGCAACCGCGAAAGGCGCAGCTTCAAGAACGTCTTCAAGCTCTGCCTTTTCTTTTCCCTTATTGACTGCGCGTTGCTCACCAATCTCACCGGAGCGAGCGAAGATGTAAGCAGGGAGAGAATAAATAGCAGCTACCATGTCAGGAATAGATTTAACGCCTTGCTCAATTCCGTACTCTAAAACGTCAGCATAAGCGCTGCCGCTTAGCGGCCCACCTTCAGAGAATGACTTCTTAACATCTTCCCATCCGACCTGCTCTTGATATCCGAGATCAATATTCTTTAATACCTCAGAACCTTTATTTAGCACGGCTGGCGCGTCAGACTTTGCAAACTCTTCAGGCGTTTTGTAAGAAGGAAGCACATCACCGTCTTCCCACACAAATCCACCCAAAGGAACGCTTTTTTCTAAGCCTTCTCCAACAGTCTGAATTCCACCAAGCAAAGCACCACCAAGATCACCAGCTCGCTCAACGGCTCCAGCTCCCATATTTCCAAGCTTTTCTGTAAACAACTCAAGCATGCTTTTTTCTTCTGGCGCTTTCATCGCTGCGCCGGCGAATCCGTCTGGCTGTTGTGGTAAATTTTGAAGATCTTGCTGTTGTGGTAAAGACCCTTCAGCTACTGGTAAAGTATCTTGCGGAGTGGTTACCACCGGCTGAAAACCAATCTTCTGATTGAACTGATCGATCGGCATGTCTGAGTAGTATTTGGAATGAAGACTTGTGACTAACTGATCATCTGGCACGTCTTCATACTGAGGGTATTTAGCTCTGAAATCTTGAATAAACTGACTCACGGTCGTTTCTCCATTTGTTACTGGCGTATGCCAAGAGGGTCGTTATTGCCTGTCGCGCTAGGGATGTTTAAGCCAAACTTCTTACCAGCCATTTCAACGGCTTCTGTTCGGCTAATGTTGCCCTGCTCGCGGTAGATTTTAACCGCTTCAGTTGCAATGGCTTGAACTCTATTCCTCGTATCAGGGTCTAGGTTGGTGATGTTTCCTTGCTGGTCGAACACGCCACCAAGTAATTCACCGGCCTGTCTGAACATTAAGCTTTCATCAGCACTCTTAAGTCCTGATCCGCCAGCACCTACCTTATCTTCAACAGGTCTAGTTTTTCGCTCAATCTCTCGGCCACCTTTATAAACCACATCCTCACCACCAACCTGAATGACTTTAGGGTTTTCAAGAATCTTGTCCATTGCCATCGCTTTGGATAGTGACAGCTCCATGAATTGAGGATCGAATGACTCTGGAAGTTTAGCTTGCACTTCAGGAGAAACGCCTGCATACATTACCTGATATCGTCGCTGCTGCTCTTCTGGCGTTGAACCCTGCAATACGTATGCGGATAGCTGTCCTAGCTCATCAACAGTTCTCTGCGTTGCCTTTAGCTTTCTTTCGTCCATCTTTGAAACTGCATCAATAAAAGTTGCACCACCTTCAGGATCAAGAGCAAGAAGCTGTTGTGCTGCATCATCATCACCAGCAACCGCTTGCTGTCTGAGCTGAGTAAGAATGTTTGCCCTTTTCTCTTTTTCCGGGCGCTGCGCAATTTCTCTCTCAATTTCTTGAGTTTGCAAGTCAGCCAATCGGTTTCTACTTCTTGCGCCTTTAACCGCCTCGGTAGTTCTGTAAACCTCACCGAGATCGATACCATACATATTAGCTGCCATTATGCTGCCCCCAAGTTTTTATAAAGAAGCCAGTTCTGAGCCGCTTGATTAACAGATTGCGCCGTGCCTTGGTATGCACCAGCCCGAGCGGCACCGATTTGTTGCTGAGTAACGTTCTGACTTCTGCCTAAATTAGCTAAAATGTTCCCTTCAGACTGTGCAAGCTGACCAGTAGCCTGAGCCTGACCAGCCGCCGAAGCCTGACCACCTGAAGACAGACCAGAAAGAATGTTGAACTTACGGGCCTTTTCGTTAGCTTCACGTGCGTAAGCATTAGCGTATTCTTGACTTGCAACGTTCTGTGCGTAATCGGTAACGCCTTTTTGCTGTGCACCACTTAGCAAGCGACCACGAGCGGAGGCAGATTTGTCTAGTGCTTCAATTCCTTGCTCCATTCTGAATTGATAGCCAGGATCTTTAGTAACATCAATGTCACCAACTTCAAAAGCACCAGACTTTACACCACTCCATATTTGTTCAAGAGCCTTTTCGCCAATATCACGCCACGGCGCGAAGTCTTCCCTTTGCTGCTCAGCAAGCTCCCGCTGAAGCTCTCTATTTTCGTAAGCAATTCGCTCTTCAGCTTCCATTCCTTTTGTGGCAGATTTTGACTGAGCCTTTGATGCTTTATTGGCAGAATAGGCACCGACAACCGCGGAGCCAACAACTGCCGCTGCAACTACTGACATGAGTCCTCCTTAGCAACTAAAGATTTAGCATGATCAGTTAGAAACCGCTCATCCTGCTCAATCTGGCTCATTGCCTTTTCAAGTAAATGATTAAACTCTTCCAACTCTTCGAAAGAGCCACAAGTTAGAAACTCGTACATTTCTTCAGGGTTTCTCTCTTCCGCGCTGTGAAAAGTTATCCAATGCGTATCTTCGTGAGCATAACCTGCGCGCTTCTTACCTGCCTTACCTTCCATTATGTTTAGGCCGGTAAGGCGCTTAACCTCTCCGGTATCAGTTGAAACGGAAATGTCACCACTAAGCATAATGTCAAAATGGTCAAACTTATGGATTCGACCAGTTAACAACGTGCCTTTTGGGATCGTGATTTCACGCGCATACATACCGCCACTAAATCGATGCTTAACATCAATAGGAACTTGCTCTTCTTGAAGCATGGCAACCTCAAGAGCGTTAATCTTGTCTCTGCGCTCTTGAATATCTACGGACGATACGGCCGCAACGATAGCGAGCGATTTTGACTCTTCAAGCTTTGTGTTTGTCTCTTTCATGTTATGCCTATGGTGATGGTAAACTCATCTGGTCAGCGGTTTGGCTTTCAGATAAGAGGTTATTTAATACGGTCACAGCATCATTAAAATCAGATGCCAGTTGATTTATTGCCGCCTTGTTCTCATTGGTTAGGTCGGTTACAGATTGAGTGTAGCCCTGATCGTAAGTCGCCGGCGCTGAGCCTATATCTGCAGTCGCTATATTTACCGATGTTGTTACAGCATCAGATATATTAGCCATTCTCTTAACAAGACCGTAAAGCAACTCTGTGGCCGTGTCGTTAAAACCTACTATATCACCATTTGATCCGTGAGCCTCTGTTGCTATTACGTGAGTGTTTAGGTTTGACGCTACTGTTGATATAGCATTAGCATTGGTAAGAATATCTTCTGCATTCTTGGCAATGTCCTGAGCATTTTGCTCGATAGCCTTGGCGTTAATAGCGATATTTTCAGCGTTGGTCGCTATGTTTTCAGCGTTGGTTTGGATGTTTTGTATATTGAGATTTACCTGAGTGATTAACTCGTCAAGGCTTTCTATACTGGAATCAATAGCATTCCCGCCCTTGTAAGATGTTCTGTTATATATGTCTCTAAACCATATGGCCCATGCCCTTGATAATACGCCGCCATTGTCAACGATAGCCGTTGTTAATGGAGGCTGTGACGCCAAATTTTCAGGTACCTTTTTCTTGATATCTTCTAGAGCCATAACTACCTCAAATCAACCCAAGCCCCGCCTATGTCAATAGGTATAGGGTCTGATATTTGAACTTTAAACACAAACTGCCTTGCTGCCCCAAAGCGATTCCATTTAACCCGAGTCAAGTACTCACCGATCTTCCCTATTCTTGCGAACTTGGTATTGCTCCACGTAACTCCGCCATCCTTAGAAAATTCAACTCTCGCTTGTGGATCGTTACCCTGCCCACTTATCAAACCAACGCCAGAGGACATATCTAATTCAAAGCTGTCTACGGTTAGGAACTCACGGCCATTGTTTAACGTAGGAAGAATGAACTCTCTTACGATAGGTTGACCATCGTCTGTGTAAAAGTTTTCTGCCATCTGATAGATTTTTCCGTTCTGAAAGTCGCCAACCAGATTTTTTGAATCGAAGTATATTAAGCAGTTAGCGTAATGACGGCCAAACTGATAACTCTTTCTGATGTGCCATGCTGCAGTTGACGCGTCATAGCACCAGGTTATATTACTTTCTGGTATAGTGAGAACGTAGAAAAGATGACCTTCATCTTGGTAGGTATAAGCAAAGGCATTGGAAACATCTACGCCTTTTAGCGTCTTCTCCACCCCGTGATTGCTTATCCTTACTGGCGTATAACCCGACATTTGATAAACCATCAAGTCAGAGCCTACAAAGTAAATAGTGTTATTCATCTTTGCTATTGAAGCGTGAGCAGCGCAGCCTTTCTCTACAAATGCCCCCTGGTTTCTTTCGAATGGGAAATCTGACGAGCCCGAGTTGTACCAGACTTCTATCGTATCCTCACCGAACATGAACACTTCACGGTGATCACTAATAGCACCAACAAGGTTATCAGGCTGTCCCTCAGCAGAAGCAAAGTCTAATGGATCAAAGGTAACGTCAAGAAGGTCTGATATAAAAAACTGCCCGGTACCCGTGCGGGTAAAGATGAAATATCCATCCTGAAATGAAACCTTGTTTGATGAGTAGAACCCTTCAGATTCGAGTTGCTTTACCTCATAAGTCAATTCGTCAAAGTAAAAGCCTTTATAGCCGTCAACAAAGACAATGTGACGCCCATTATCATCAGATGAAACGATGCCTTTAATATCGACATCACCGATCTCTTTGTAGGTTCCGTTTTTTAAAACCTCGTATAGTTTGGTTTTTGTGATAGCAAAAGCTCGGCCGCCCATTACATGCATACCCATTACTGGCAGCGTTGGAAGCTCACAGAACAAAGCGAGCCCTGGAGTGTTGGTGAGAGTGAACGGGTATTTACCCCCACTTGAAGCGCGAGGGTAAACGTTGATCAGCTCTTCCTGTCCTGCAATGTCCTTCTCTGAAGTGCTGGTGGCTAATGGTATTTCTCTTTGCATTATGGACCCTGCTCTATAATGTACGTTCCAATTCCTTTTCTTTGCGTGGCAACAGCGCGATCCATGCCAGACACAAGAGGTCGGTAATTGTTACGCTTAAGCCACTTCTTGCCCTCGACCGCATTGGTAGCGACAACGGCAGAAATTTCCTTACCCCACTCTGGCGCAAGCTCCATTGCAAGGTTGTAAATCAATGCCCTTTCGTAGCCAGGAGGAAGGTTAATCACTTCAGTTAAACTGGCCGCTGGCAACACTTCGCTCAGTGGCTGAATAACTTCAAGATGCAAAGTTTCGTCTGCATACGGTACAGAGGCAAAGATGATCTCGTTTAAAGGCCAGCCTTCACGAACATAGAAAAGGCTAGGTCGAGAACCGTTTGTTTTCCGGCTGATGCGCGAGAAAGTGTTTACGTCGATCTGCTCTAGGATGTAGTCAGTTTCGTGCTGGTCACGAATGAAAGCAGACAGAATCTTTTCTGGTCTTGCTGTCTCGATGTGGTTAGTTGGAAGCGGTACAGGCTTAGGCTCTGGATAGATGCCTATTGTGTACTCTGAAACGTTATTGGTTAGCTGATGGGTAACGACGCTTACAACTGGTATTAGAAGTGTTTCATTTGTCCAGGCGTCTACCATCTGAACAAATACTTCTAGAGCGTCATCACCCTCATGAGCTGGCAGGGGTTCGCCAGCTGCCAACACGCCTATTTTTCTAAGCGAGCTTCTGATTAAATCCCCTACCGTTCTAGCCATGTTATTCAGTTTCTCCGTACATCATTTTTGCAAGAAGGTAACCTTCAAGCTCCCACAGTTTATTTTTTGCGGAAACGGCGGCTTTCTCGATTCCGTATTTGGCACCTTTCTCTTTGTTGAAATTTCGAGGGTCAACGCAGGCCATAATCTCAGTGCTAAGAGTGAAGTTGATTTTACCTACAGGAATGAATGATGTGATAACCGTAGTTGTCGTGCCTTCAACTACATGGGCATCGTATTGAACTTTTTCCATCAACTTATCGATATGGGAAGCTTCAACCTTTGGATAGATTGATCCGCTTTCTTCAAAGTCCTTTTGCATATCGTGATCGTTAGTCAGCATTGTTAGTTTCTCCGTTCATAGCTGCTTTGATTTTAGCAATCAGCGTGTCTTCCTTCATGTTTTCACGAAGGCCCAAACTGTAAAGCGAGTTTCCTAGCTCTACGTGTTCAGCTTTAGTTAGTGATTCAGGATCCTCATTGAACTTGTCGCGCAGTTCTTCAAGTTCAGTCATTGAACCTACATCACCAGAATTGCCTTGATTCGACTCTTTCAGGCCGCGACGCTCAGCTTCAGCAATCAAGTCTTCATCAGAGAAGTTGCCGATATCTAAAGCCACATCAGCCATTTTTACCGCTTCAGCTTTGAGTTGTTCAGGCGTTAATACTAGAAAGCCGTAAGACTGAATAATACCAATTAGGTCTTCAGGTCGAGCGTTCTTCGCGTCTTCGATTTTAACGCCGGTGTTCATTTCTTCAGGAAGTTCTAACTTGGCAGGAGTATCAACCCAACCCTTCTCAAGCATTGCTTGGTACTCTTCCGACTGCTTACCGCCAACGAACTTGAACATTTGGCCTTTAGGGTTTTCTTGGTTGAATAAAAAAACTGGTACTTTGTTCATGCTTTTAATCTCACTATTTTGATTTCAACAAACTCTGTCACCCAAAAAGCCCACCGAAGTGGGCTTGTAATTATGGTTATCGATTAACCTGAAGTTGCACCCCATAGGCGAAGCGCTAGTTCTGGGTAAATCATATCTGCACCCCACACCGCATCAATACGGTGAATCTCTGTCTGTTCGTTGATATCGTAAGCGCCGGTTAGCGTTAGCGATAGACCAGTTTCAGGATCGGAAGCACGAGACTTGATAACTGCTGATTGAGGAAGCTCTAGGTCAATCATTGCAAGTGCGATCGCGTCGCGGTGGAACAGGTAGTTTTGCTCGTAAGTTGCACCAGCATTACCAAGTACAGTGATAGGAGCATCGTCAGCAGGAAGAGCGGTAACGTTCTGATACGCTTTCAAGCTGATTGATTGACCTTCTGCGTTGGTAGTTGTTGCTGTACCGTCGTTAAGCGAAGGCGAAACCGTGATAGTAGCAAGACCACCAGCATCAGAATCAACATCAGCAAGAACAACGAACTCTTGCAGCAAACCGGTTGTTTCGTAGTTCTGAGGGTTGATACCGTAAACACCATCAAAAGTGATAACGTCACCAGCTTTTAAAAGACCAGTTACTGAAGCTGTCCAACCGTCAGTTGTGATCGTATTGCCGTTAGTGATAGTGCCAGCAACAAGAGGCGTACCGCCGTAATCACCAACAGTGTGTTTAGGTAGGCTCTGAGACTCGTAAACGTCATAGTTTGAAACAGGGCCGCGATAGCCTTTCTTGTATGCTGTCTCAACCATTGCTTCTTTGAAGAGCTTGGTTACTTCATCAGATAGAGAAGCACAAGTGAACGGGTCAATGACAGCGTGGCGCATACCATCATCAGGAACCGCATAAGTCGTTTGCTTAGCCGCTGCGTTTGCAAAGTCGATGTACTTACCAGGACGAACACCAGGAGTACCAGAAGAGTGGAACGCTTTCTTCAGCGTCATGGTTAGAGATCGGTCAATCTTGTTAGCGATCTGAACCATTCCTGATTTCAAGTAACGCTCAGAGAACTGCATGATATCAAGCGTTTTGTCTTTGACTGTGTACTCAAGACCAACGTGCTCTTGGTAATCAATCTTAAACGGGATTGTTTGGTCTACCATTGGTTGCTTAACCAAAGTACGACCAGACGCGGACTTGACACGGTAAGGAAGTTTCAAGCGAATAGTGTCGCCAACTTTACCAAACGTTTTCTCATAGTTTCGGTAAACGCACTTTGCCATTACCAAGTTGTTTTTCAGAAGACGAAGCGCTTCTTTAGCGATTACATCATCTGTAAGTAGGTTGTTATTCTGAACAGCCATGATTTAACTCCTAAGTTACCAAGATTTTCGTTTGCGCTCGCGCTCATTAGCCCAAGCCTCGTATTCTGACTGACTCATGTCAGCAGGGTTTTTAGGCTGAGCGTCACTACCCTTAACCGGTTTGATTGGGTCTGGCGCTTGCGTTGTTTTTGTCGGTTTCGGCGGCTTGCTATCAACCGTCAGATCAAGTTTAGCGATTTCTCGCATTTGCTGAGCTGGCGAGCCTTCAGCAATTTTGGTAGCAAGGTCTTTGTTTTGACCTAAGTGATACATCACTTTTGTTGGGTCATCACATTCAGCAAGAGCTTCAAGCATATCACCGGTGATAGGAATGTCAGGGTTAAGCGCAACAGCTTCAAAGTCTTCAGGCTTATCAGCAGATTCAACATGCTCCTTGATAATCGCGAGCGCCGTTTTCTGGCTTTCGGTCATTTCGTTAGGGGCGTCTTCATCTTTGTTTTCAGTTGGCTTTTCGTCCTTTGGTTTATCATCGGATTTAGAGATATCCTGTTCACTTTCGAATTTATCCAAAGCGTCTAGGTACTCGTCATAGGTTTCAAAGTCAGACTCTACCGGCTCTTTTAACTGAGCTGACTTATCGTCTTTCTCCTTGCCTTTCTTTAGCTCGTCGATTTCACGCTGCAAAGCTTCATTCTTGCGGCGCTCTTCTTCTCGCTCTCTTACTACCTTGTCGATACGCTTTTGAACACCGTTAGACTTTTTAGCCTTATCGTGCTCGGCGGCGGCATCATCACCGGATTTATCATTAGCTTCATTGTCAGTTTCTTTCCCTTCTTCTGCAGTAGCGTCAACTTCTGGATTGGCCTCTTCCGTTGGTTTCTGCTCTTCCTGCGACTCAGGTTGAACTTCTGGCATGTCACTTGATGTAACGACAAAACCTTGAGTTTCGTCTTGTTTAACTTCGTCAGTCATGGCGTTCCCTTTGAAACGAATTTAAGCCCGATGAAAGCCCACCGGTAGACATAAAGTAATGATAATACTTGCTTAGCGAAAAGTCACTTATTGAGCATTGACATTTTGCTGATTAGCGGCTAATTCAGCCATAGCTTGAGCAACTAGCTCACGAACCACTTGCTCGAACTGGTTACCACCAGATGCCATATCATCAATCATGGCTAACTTCTGTTTAGCATCTTCGGTTTCTAGCTGAGCTTTGAGCGTGTCGGCTTCGGCTTCGGCAACGTCTGCTTGAGCCGATGCAATCTTAGCTTGAGCTTCAAGACTTCTAACCTCAAGCTCTTGAGCTTGGAGTTGCTGCTCTGGAGTAGGACCTTGATCTTCTGGCATGTCTTCGGCAAGTTTCTCGCGCTCTTCAGATGTAAGAACGTTGGGCGGCACAATTTTCTTGAGTCGTTCAGAGATTACATCAGCGCCAGGCCAGTCCATGTTCTGTGCAATAAGGTCGGCCATAACAGCGGCAGCAGCAGGTACAGCTTGTGCAAACTGAATCATTGCTTCAGCAGCTTCAATGCGTTGAGTTGCGAAAGCAGGGCCAGTTGTTACTACTACGTCATATTTGGCAACGTTAAGATCGTTGATAGTTACCCATGTATTAGTATCTTCATCATATATCTGCTCGTTAAGCTTCACGAAGTCTTCCGACTCATCGGCGAACTTAAGACGAACAACTCGCTCTGTGTCGTACACGCGAGGAATCATTTCAACAAGCAACTTGCCAACGCGGCGGATTGCTTTGGTCAGGTTATCGATGAAAGCGTAAGAGCCTCGATCGCCTTGTCGCTGTCTTGCTATGATGGCACGGCCTGAAGTCTCCGCACCTTGAGCGCCGAGTGATGCGTCATAAATGCCAATCGTTGATTTAATCTTGTCAACTGCGTTCATGCCCATCGTTATTTCCGCTGCTGGCATTGCTGCACCAACTTCACGACGTGGACCAGGGTCGCCTTGATATTGGGGAACGTATGTGAGAATAGAGTGATTTGTAGTGTTGGCTGTCTGCCATTGGGTTTCATAACCTTCAACGTGCCCTTCCGCGCCGATGTATGGCTGCTTAGGAGCAAGAGCAATGTTTTCTGTAGCCGCCGATTCCCAGTAGTTAGCCATTCTCTGGGCATCTTTGCTGTGACGAATAATTGACCTAAAGATTGTTTTATCCTTAATTGTCAATGACTTACCCCAAACAGGAACAATTGGGATAGTTGAGCAAGGCAATTCAATTGGTCCTTCAAGAACATCAATACCAGTAATCAAACGCCAAAACACTTTGTAAGACTTCACTTTGCGCGTTCTTACAATGCTAATGTCTTTCTTAAGCAACTCATCTACAACTGGCTCTAACTCTTCCATTGCCACTGCGCGTCCATCACTAAGAAGAGCAATCTCTTTGTCGTATGGCTCGCGAGTGAAATACTCACTTACTCTGACCGTGTTATCGCGGAACCAAGTTTCTAAATCACCAGAAGCTTCACTGTTAACAGGATCAGTTGCTGCACCCGGATAAAGCTCTTTGAATGTCTCCTTATCCATTTGGTCATCGACAAGACACCACCCGGCGTCTGACTTGTCACGCTTCTTGGCTAGTGGGTCGATAGTTACAGAGAATTGGTTTTCTATCTCTTCGATAACTATATCTTGGTCAAAGCTGTCATCTGAGATGTAATCATGACGAACGCGGAGATAACCAATACCGGACTCAACAGCAGACTGAAAGGCAATGTCGTATGATGTTTCAGCGTCGCAGTTGTACTCGATGTTCTTAATAACACCGGTAAACACTTCGGCAAGCTCGTAATCTTGAGTGCCTGCCATGTTACTTACTTTGAGGGTTTCACCTTTCTCTGAGCCGGGCACTCGAGCAACCTCAACAGGGCTAACTTTGATGCTTGGTCTATTTTGGCGCTGATCACCAAGAACTTGGTCGACAAATGTAGGAAGCACGTTATTAACCAGACAAGGTCGCTGCTCAAGCTCTCGCTCTGTTCTTACTTGTGACGGCCACTGCTCGCCAGACAAAAAGCGAAGGTCATCTTCAGCAGCTTCCCAGTTATCCCTCCAGTAGTCTGCACCTCTTCGCGCTCGTTCTCTTGCAGTGGCGAGAATGCTTTTATCCTCGTCACTTGCTTTGCTCTCAGGCTTGACCGGCTTATCGTAAAGCTGCTCTACCTTTGACTTTTGCTTAGCCATGTTGGGCCACCTCTTCTTTAAACTTTCGAATCTCGTCCTTTAGCTCTTTCATGCTATCGACGTAAACCGTTATTGTGGTGTCGTAACCATCAGTCAAAACGTATTCATAAGCAAGGTTACGGATGCAATACTTTGTCCGTGTAAAGTATACCTCTGATATTTCGCCATAACTACGCATTATCCAGCTAGCCACCCTGATGATGATCGCTGCATTGGTCTGCGCGTTGGTTTCTTAGGTTCGACCTTGTCTTTATAGTAAAGGCCCATCTGTTGAATAGCGTCAGTGAAGTCTGTCGCCCATTTAGGTACAACGTCATCTTTGAATCGCTCATTGTCATGGTCCCACTCTCGGCGTAATGCTTTTAGAGCCTTCCATCCGGTGTGACCTTTGGCCTCGTCACCATGCTTACCGGTTAAATCGGTATCGCATCGAACCTTATCGATCCAGATGCGAGGGAATAGCTTTTTCAGTGCGTTGATAGAATCACGTTTGTTCTTGCATCTTTCAACGGTCTTGAAGGTAATGCCCATAGCTTTGGCTTCTTCTTTGCGGCTTCGCTTGGTTAGAAGGTTGCGCACCTCGATATCATGCGGTGCCATGTGCTCAGCGAATCGGATGCCATACTTTTCTTGGAAGTCGAACAGCCAGTTGATGTAATGCGCCATGTCTTCGTCGCGGTTACCGTAACAGGCTATCATTCTTAGCTCTTTCTGGAATGGCTGCATCAACCATACAGTCATGTGGTCGTTTAGGCCTAAATCCCAATACGTGTAAACAGGAAGATGCTTTTCAATTGGGATGTTGCAGAAGCGGCCATCAGCGATAAGAACTTCAAGCTCTTTCTTGTAAACCACACCTTCAAGAAGTGCATCATCAGGACTCTGTTGATACTGAGCGCTGAACATGTAGTTATCTGCTTTTTCCATAGCTAGCAAAGTCTCCGTTGGCTCTTTGTCGGCCCAGTAACTAACTCGACCAGACTTAAATCCAGTATCACGAATGCAGGCCTCACGCATTTCAGGCGGCAAAGTATCCAGGTATTCGCGATCGACAAGTGCGGGAACCTTGAATATCTCGTAATCATCAGGAGTCTTGTCGCTCATTAAGAAGTCAGTACTATCACCTTTCGCTATTCGCTGCTGAACCATGATGATCGGCACATCGTCATGAGCAAGACGGGAACGAACGACCCGGTTAAGTTTCTTGTTGGCCTTGTCCATTATCTTTCCGCTATCACCATCTTTAGGAGGAAGCGGGTCATCTAGGATAAGCGCGCCGGTAAAGCAGTTCTCGATCATGTAGCCAGCACGTCGACCAGTTACCTGGCCATTGATTGATGTTCCATAAAGGCGATGGCGGTTGCCGTTTTGGTCGTAGTACATCCAGTTGTGTCTTGCTTTGGTTGTTGGTGCCATCGTCACAGGCCAAAGCGATTGGAATTCTTCAGAGTCAAGAATCTCTTTTACTCGAGTAGCGTTCTCAACAACAAGATCATCAGAGTAGGAAAGCGGCAACCAGCGAGATGAGCGAGGATTGTCGTCGGTGATGCACTTGATGATGCACCACACAGGCCAGTGAATAGACCAGATTTCTGTTTTCGTAGAACCGGGAGCAACGTTAATCACGCCGCGCTTTATCTTTCCGTAGTAAACATCTTCAGCAAGTTGGCACGAATATTTATGATGCCAGTTGACAAGGAACTTTTGCCCTTGAAGCAACTGAAAGAATATCCTCATGAACATGAAGAAAGATTTCTCGCTAGCTATTTTGATTGCTATTTTCTCGGCATCCGTGAGATCTTCCCATACCATAAGCTTATTCATGATATCTCCCGTGATTCTCGTGGAATCCATATTTAATCTCAGCTTGCAATCTGGCTTCTTTTGCCTTTAAAAACTCTTCAAATGCACCAAGATAAATAGCCTTTCCATTAACACATATATCAGCTCTCCATTTAGAAAGCTTTTTATTGAATGAAACCCCAGTTACTCCGCTTTTGTTTCTAGAGCTCCTTTTCATGTTTTTGCAGTTTTCAGATCTGGTAACTTCTCTTAAATTTGCAATTGCGTTGTTGGACCTATTCCCATCTATATGATCTATCTCTTTTGGGATAAACCCGTGAACAAACAGAAAAGCAAGGTGATGCGATAGATATCGCTTACCGCCAATAGATATCCTTGAGTATCCTCTATTTGTTACGCTTCCTGCTCTATCTCCAACCTTAACCCTTCCATTACTGCTTGCCTTCCAAAGAAAAACGCCGCTTTCTTCGTTGTAGTCAAGTAGCTCTTTCAAACCTTCTTGAGTTATCATAACTTCCTCCAAGTTATTTCCTCTAAGGAATTTGCGCCAACTAGCGAGGAACTAGCTTTCGGCCGCTAAACCTAGACGCAAACTTAATTTATTCACTGCGACTGGTAAAACAGCGCAAATATTCCAACAAACCTGAATATTGAGTCACAATTTCTGCATTAAACCATCTAAAGCGCTTGCAATCTCTGGAGCGCTAACATCAGCCTTGATTGCTAACGCTTGACCATCCTTGCCTGTGATCTCCTGTTTCTTTGGAGCGTTCCAGCCTTGAAGGTCAGACAGAATCTTGATTGAACCGTTGGCGTCGTACATCTCAATCTTAGGCCCCATCTTGGTAAAGGTTACCGACTTGATAGCCGCCGCGATAACTGGGTCTATCTCATCTGTGTGCTTCATTGTCCAGATGGTGTCGAATTCAATCTTTTCGTTACCGTCTTTATCCTTCGTCACAACCTCTACAAGCTTGAATGTGCAAATGTCGTGTATAGTTGCACGCGCAGTCTTAGAAAGCCTCTCAAGCGCTTCCTGCTTCGTCATAATCACATCTGAGGCGATACTGTTGATTAAAGACTGGTGGAATTCCTTTACCTTCCCATTACTTACCATAACGCTAGCCGATTTATCTTGCGTCTCTGGCGTCTTAGATGTGCCACCAGCATTGATGTAGGCTTGTCTCTGACTCATGCCTGGCTTAATTAGCTCAAGCACAAACCGTCTTTGAAGCGGCGTCAACTTGGTCGCTAGCTCTAATTGCTCGGGAGTGAGTTGGATAGGTTTTGTCATTTGCTGGCCTTTTTGTTCTTTTTGGATTTACCAGCCATTGAATAGGCGATAGCCACAGCTTGATTGCGTGGCTTACCGTGTTTGATTTCAGTTGCTATGTTTTCAGCAATGATGTTTTTGCTTGTACCTTTCTTCAATGGCATGGCATTAACCTGCTGGTGATGGGTCTGTTAGTTCAGCCCACATGATGTATAGCTCTGCGTTAGCTGGAGTTACATCGCCGTTATTCACTACTTCGGCAGTGTAGTCGGTGTTAGGCTCTAGCATTCTGATAAAACCGTCCTGGCTAAACTGTCCGTTTACGTTCTGGCCCTGACTTGCTGCTCCTGGCATATAAACCGATGGAATCAACTCGCCACCTGAAGCTGTTGGGGTGTGATATACCTTAACGGTGCCTTTTGTGCGTCAGCTTTGTTTCTATTGGCGACTAATACAGGAGTACCAGCAGCGGAAACAGTAACACCACCTTTAACTTGGTAGTCCATCTCGTTTCCGTTTGAGGTGATGTATCTTGCTAAAACCTTAACTCGCTTGCTGCCAGTTCTAACCAGCCACTTACCAATCCCGCCATTGTTGATAATCGCTATCTTTGAAGAGGCTTCGAATACAAGTCCGTCTTCAATCATCTTTTCGACCGGGTTAATCTCATCGCCGGTGAACTTAGATCTATTTGCTGTCATTGCCTGAATCCTTCTTTCTTGCCATTAGCTTTGCTGATGATGGTGGTTCGGTAGCAACGCGAGGTAATGAGTTGCTATTTTTTTTTAAGATTTCGCTGATGAGGTAAAGTGAGCGCGTGCCGTTGTGAGCACAAATGCCGGTGATTGCAGAGGTGATAAAGAAATCGAGTTGATAATATTGGCAAGTCATAGCAGCAATTACACCAACAAACCCGCTTATCACGGTTTCAGATAGCCATCCAAAGAAGGTCGGCTTCTGTCCATTCAAGGAGCTGAGATACTTGGCTGTGCCAGCCCATATACTTACGATTAATAGCCATAAGTACCCTAGTACGCCGTACTCCTGAAGGCGTTGCAAAAAACTTAATGAGTCTTGAGGCATGTTCTTTCCCATAGTTGACATTATGCTGCTTGACTTTTACACAATTATACATCCTATGGAAGTAAAACACTATTTCCATAAACAAAAAGGCCGCGCCTCGTTGTGAGGTTCGCGGCCTTTTGGCTACAGTGAGATTATGTTTCACCTAACAAGATAGAGCTTAACGCTGAATCACCACCTTATAACGCCAGAAGCGTGTTGAAAATCTGGAGCGACATATCGGATTTGAACCGATGACATTCTGATTGGAAGTCAGAAGCTCTACCCCTGAGCTAATGTCGCATTGTGGGCCTTCCACCCACCCGCCTTTCGGTTGTCGGGCAAGCAACCTGTCTGCACGATGACGGGCCACTAGTGAATCTTAATTAACAATCTACGATTAAATTTACGACCAAATCTGATTAGATTCAAGTCTCTTTTGCTTCGCTTGTTCTTTCTGTCTCTTCTCATCGTTTGATTGCCCTTATGCCGATAGCGGCAAGACAGACCATGAACAGCAAATCATTGTACTCAGGAAGAAGCTCTTTAAGTGCAGTTACGCCAGCCTTAGCAGCTTCAGCAGCGGCAGGATTACCAGTGTAAGCGGAATACATCACAGAAAGGAACAGAACCGGGACAGGAAGAGAGATTATCAGTGTGATGTACTCGTCCTTCCAACTACCGTTACCAGCATTCTCAGCGAATATCTTATCAAGCTCAGCCGCCTTGTCCTCAGCATTAGCGATTCTATTCGCCTGAGCAAGCTTCAGCTTTGTCTTGTTGTCGTTACGCTTCTCAAAGAAGCCAGTTATCGGTGATACTATTCCGCTTATCGCGGCGCTTATCCAAGTTCCAACGCTCATTCTCTAGCATCCTCTGCCGCTAATTTCAAATTATCAGCAAGTCGGCGCGACCATCCTTTTCCGTACTTGCTCCATGTCTTAATATCAGTATAGAACTTAAGTCGCTCGTGGTTAAAAAGCAGAGCAAGAGATAACTGATCTAAATTAGAGATTGCACGCATTGAGTTCTTACCAATAATTCCGTCATCAATAACACCAGCAGCTCTTTGCAGCATCTTTGCAGCATTGCGAAATCCGTGGTTAATTGAAGCGTCGAACATTTGGTACTGCATTGCTTTTGGTAATTGGTCAATGCCGTTCTTAATCCAAAAGTCATTGAAGTAGATAGTTTGCGCTTCGTCTAGATTTAGGTTTTTGATATCTAGGTGGGGGTATGACATAGCGGAAATACCAAACTTAGTGCCTTTAAGTTCGCCTTCACCTACTTTTCCACTAGTCCAGTTACCGCGATCGTTCTGGTCGTCAGTAAATCCACCTTCGTGACCAATTACTCTTTCGAATGATTTGTAAAACATACTTACCTCTCAGTGTTAAATGTAGAAAAGCCCCGAACAATGTCGAGGCTGGTTTGCTTGTTGCCTTATGATTCGTAAATTCGACAATGGATATCATCAGGTGTGGTTACTGTTAGTTGACATCCGTAGTCTTTAGGGTTGTATTCGAAAGACCAACCTTTTAGCGGCAAATCCTGCTCATCAACTGGCTCTATTGAAATAGTCCAGCAATCACCATTATTTGCGTACTGTCCGTGAATCAGGACTATCTCACTTTTTGAATTGACATCAAATAGAGCGTATGACATCAGTTCACCTCGAGAGCAATCATCCTGCTCTTCCAAAAAGTCTCCTGATACACAGAATAAATCGTCACTACATCCAAAAAATTCATATTTCATTTTTAAATCACTCCTAACTCAATTGCCCATTTAAATAAACTAACCATTCCATAATCCCATGCAATTCCAAATATGCACCAAGGGATAAATATGGATAGGTCTGATTTTAGTTGCTCGCTAATTCCATTAAACAAATTAGATGTTTCCTACTTTGATTTTTTAAGCACAGGAATCTGAGCAATAGCAACCATGCTGTAGACATCTAGATCATATCCGTCTAATACAGCCTGTTCCTTTGCCACTTCCTCTGCTGTGTTATAGTCGCCAGTATCAACCAGGTATTCCAGAAACTTTCTAGATTTAGTGTCAACTAAGGCGACTCTCATTACGTTATTTAATTTCATCCCAAAGCTCTTCATCTATTGAAGGCTTGCGGTAATTCTTGATTTTCCCGCTTTCGCAAATATCAAGAATTATGTAGTCACCATAGCCGTCATCGCCGTGACAAAGAAACTCATCAGGAACGTAATAATTATTATACTTAGCGATCTTGTTTTTATCTTCGTCTAGGAGGAAGCACTCTCCAGCATCGCATACCTTGAAATGGATATTAGCTACAACACCAATGGGCCAATCAACAATTACACCATTTTCAATATCGACAATCGGAGCCCAAATGTCGCCAGATTTAAACGGAACATTATCGCCATCTTCATCATTCTCACCGTTAATGGTGGCATCTTCCCAGTAACGAACCTGAGCTTCTACTTTTAAGTATCTAGCTTTATACATATTATTTACCTTTACTTTGTTTATCTAATTCAGACTTCGCCGCAATAAAGCAGGCGATCACCGCTACAATTTCATTGCCATGAAACTCTTGGTTCCAAAGACCAGCTTCACGCAATGCCTTTCTTGCTTCCTTTGAAAGAACAGCAAGTGCTTCTTCTGCTGTTTTGGCTTCGTTAACGTGAGTAACTTGGCCGGCAGGCGCAGGGGCCGCTTTTTTGAATAGCTCGGTTATTTTTCCCACTTCCTTCTCCTATCTAAAAACGTTATTCAAAATCTGAGTGTTGCTTTCTTCTTTGTAGCCAGTGAAAGCATAGATACGGTAAGGGTTGCATCTTTCGCTAAACTTCTTAACTGAGTATACGAACCCAAACCATCGTTTAGTGTTTCTTATATGCGCCGATATTTTGCTAGATTCAATGTCGAGTTCCTTGGCTAAACCTTCCACAGTGAACTCGACATTTGGGTTGTCAAGCAGCCATTCAATAAACACTTGTTGATCACTTCGCGTTGGTCGCTTGGTTTTCTCGTATCTTTTCCTAGCTGCTTGAACCCATTCCATACTTAACTACCTAGTGATTAGCTTTCGCCGATGAAGGTTTTTAGCTTAGAGTCCTTGAACATCTCGGTTAGGATTTCTTTGAACTCTTCAGCCATGTCTTCTTCTTGCGCTTCAAGCTTAACAATGCGAAGGCATAAAGCAGGTTTTTGACCGCTAGTGATGATTGATACGCGAACGTCAAACTCACGCTCTGATAGGCCATGCCAAGGAACGCAGGTGAACTTAATACATGCAGGGATCTGGCTTGCATTTCGAGCTTCGATTTTTTCCATTTCGCTCATAGACTCGTGGAAGTCACCGACATTGCTACCGCGCTCTTTTACTTCATCAATGGTAATGTCGCGGAATCGCTGAGCAGCCATTGCAGGTTTAATGGCTTCGCCCTCAGAGGTGAAGATTTGAACATTATCAGCCCAGTCTTCAATGAAGTCTGATGCACTCTTCTGGCTGATGTGATCGCCGTTTATTTGAAGCAACGCAACAAAAGCGGCTGTCTTATCAAGTTGAAGTTTAGCGTTGTGACGCTGGTGAAGTGGCTTGTCTTCGGTGCCCAAGTCAAAGATAGACTCTGAACGCATTAAGTCGGAGTTAACGAAACACTTCGCGCCTTCTTTGTCGAACTCTTTACAGTACTCACCAAAGTCATGGATAGACTTTGTTGAGAAGTTGAATCGGTAAGATGTACGGTGTTCCATGTGCTTTTCTAGATCTGAAAGCTGAACACCATCAGGAAGCGCGACGATAGGGGCAACAGTGGCGATCTCACCAAGAGCCTTGTTTACGTCTGCAAGTAAAGCTGTTTGTTCTAGGTGTTGGATTGCGTCTTTAGTCATTGACATAGTTATTTACTCTCTAAATTAGTTAGGTTTAAAGCCGGCCTTAACCGGCAGTTAGTGGTGATTAGTTAATGCGACGAACTTTAGGATCTACGCCGTCAGCTTGAGTCTGAAGACTGAATTGACCGTGATCGTTTTCTTCAGGAGCGTTAATAGTAAGCTTGCCGCCTTTCCCAACAAAGAAAGCAGTATCGGTAATGTCTTCTTCGAACTTCTTACCGCGCTTGGTTGGATTGCTGGTTGATAGCTTGTGGCTAACGATAACCTGATCGTTGTCGCCCATCTGTTGAAAGGTAAATTCAAGTGTCACCTTAGCTTTCTTGCTTCCGATGCCGTGAGTGATTTGAGCTAGCGCTGCGTCACTTAGTGCAAGAGCAAGTTTCTCTTCAAGGATTCCAGCGTTACATTCGCCAATAAAGTCAGCTACGTTTGTTTTACGTTCGTATGCCATGGTTTTATTCTCCGTCTTTCATTGCAAAGTAGATTTCCATACACGCTTTAGCATCAGCCATTGCCGTATGAGCGTTTTCTAGTTTCTTGCCTGTAAAGTGTTCATAGGCTTCTTCTAGTTTAGGGTTTTTATAACCGTATCGACCTTTTGGCAGAAGCTGACAAATTGGCTTAGCCATTAGCATAGTGTCGTGATGGTTATCTTTTTCAGCCCATGCGTCCATAATGTCGTCGCCATATCCGTATCGTTTTAGGCCGATGCGAATGATGCGCTGGTCAAATGTTCGGTTGTGAGCAACGCGCTCACCTTTTCCGCAGCACTGCTCTAGAAGCATATCGATAGCTTCACGCTCAGGAATACCCTTCTCAAGAGCGATTTCAGTTGTGATTCCGTGAATCTCTGCAACTTCATCAGGGATTACCCAACCATCAGGCTTGATGATTACATCAACTTCTTTGATGATTTCGCGAGTTTCAGCATTGCAAGTGATAAAGCCAAGCTGAACAAGATGAGGCTGGCTAGCGTCATCACTAGGTACTTTCCAGTTAGGTAGCCCAGTTGTTTCCGTGTCGTAGAATGTAATTGTTTTCATTTTAATTTCCCGTGTTAAATACAATATCTTCCCAATCACTAACCCATTGAGAAAGGTTGTTAGCATTGGCGCATCGTTCTACTTCACTGCGCTTTGCTCCTGCGTTAAATGCCTCTTTTAGCCATTCAACGAATTCTTGCGGAGTTCGACCAATCAGAGTCGCATCCCAAACTCTTTTAACAAAAGGGCTATTCGCCTGTACCCCGCCGTGAGGCTTGTAAATCAGACTTCCGTTTTCATGTAAATAATATTCGCCTTGTACCATTTTATATTCCTATTTTAGCGTTGTTGGTTTAATGATGCGCCATCGTTAAATGACGCATGGTTAACCCTACATCTAGAAGTATTTGTTAAGGATAGCCTCAAGCTCTTTGATAGATTGAGGCTCGATACCTTCTTTAACTGCCCAATGAGTTACTTCGTGTAGTAAGTCGTGAGGGATTCGGCTTACTTGGGACTTATCAACAACGAGCCAAGCACCTTCAGACTCCATCCACTCTTCAATGCCCCAAGAGTAATCCCAAACAAGTTGCATGTTGTATCGGTATAGCTTTCCTTCATGTTCAATTTCAGGAATAACATAGCCTTTACCATGCTTAGGAACATCTGACGTATCAAATTCACAGCCATCCTTGAACTCTTCAAATAATTCAGGGTATGAGTTTTTCGTAATTCCAAATGGAGCCATATCTTCTTGTTTATTAGCATCAGCAACGCAGTCATTGAAAATAGCAGAGTCTTCTTCGCTGATTAGGTTAGGCTCTGATGTTGTCATTAGCTCTTGGTAAGCCTGTTCACCTTGAGTGACTTCTTCCTGAACTGGGCTAGATTTAGCCTGAGCCTCTTCCAGTTGTTTAGCTTGATTAAGCATCATGTTCAATTGAGAAACCACTTGGTCAAGAGAAGTCTTGGCTTCTTCTGTTCGCTCGTCGAAGTCTTCCTCTTTGATTTCGTAGTTAACAAGGCTGTCGATCTTGCTTTGAATTTCAGAAGATGACTTGCCCATTAGGCCAAGAGGAATCTGAACCAGGTTAGTTAATCGCTCTTGGATGCGGTTTTTCTTCTGCTCCGCTTCAAGCTGCTTACGCTGCGCTTCCGACTTCTCTTCTTCAACGATTTGAAGAATTCGATCGTTAAGCGATTTAGTAGCTGATGCAATTGCTTGAGCAGCGTCAGCAGTGAACTCTGAAAAACCTTCACTAACGTCCATGCTTTCAAGCGAGTCAATGCGGTGCGCTAGGTCTTCTTTGGTTTCGTCAATTGCATAAACACCAATCGACTCAATGTTAGCGATACGACCTTTAATTTCAGCAACGCGCTCTGCTTCAATTCGATCTTGCTCGGCTTGCCATTCGTTGCGTGGTTTAAGCACTTGCTCGCGAGTGTCGTTTAGCTCAGTGGTTACCAGTTTCTTAACTTCGCCAGCTTTCTGAACTTTTGCTTTAAGGTCTGCCACTGACTTGTCGATAGCATCCGTGATTGCTTTGCGAGATTTTGAAACCTTAAGAGCTGTAGATCCAATCTCGTCACGACCTTTCTTGGTGTTAACGTTTGGCACCAAGCTTAGTGCCTCCTGTTTAACCTGCTCAATTAGAGGGTAAACATTATCGGCGTCAGAGAAGAAGTCGATCGCCTTCTTACCAGTTAGTGACGTTGCTTGTTCGAATGTGACGATTTCGTTTTTAGTTTCCATGGTGTTTCCTATTTTTTGCTTTTGATTGATTTAATGCGAGCTTCGATAGAGTTATCTAGCTGCGCCGTAAGTTGAGAGTGATCGAAGTCGAACTCTTTTGTTTTTAGGCTAAGCTCTTTGCTGATTTTCTCTGCAAAGCTCTTAACGGTTGATTCAGTAGGAAGCTCATTAAACGTTTTTGTTTCATTAGATAGCCAGTCAGAAACGTTTTTAATCTGTTCAGCTTGCCACTTAGCCATGTTATCAAGAAGGCTCTTTTTGCGAGCGTCCTTGCGCTTAATAGCCTCCCTCTCAAGTTCAGCATCCTGGTTAACTTCTGATGCTCGGTAAGCATTTGCGAACGCCTCCCTTAGGTCGATAAGCGTTTCCGCGTTGTCGATGGCGTTGTAAAACTCGCTATAGTCGTTTTGTGGTACCGCCCAAGATGGCAATGGAGGCGTTGACCAAGAAATTAAGCGCTGACCAGTGCGAGTCTTTTTGTTGTCGTAATGAACATGCAGGTTCTCAGCGTCACGGCGGTTTTTAACTTCACAGCAAATTGCAAACTCAGCATCTAACTTGTAAAGGTATCGACCAATGCCAAAATGAACCGCGGCACGCTTCATTGAGTCAGATAGTGCACCCTTAAGCGCTTCGATATTGGTGTATTCCGCACCGTCCCACTTAGTTACACGCTGGTCACCGATAGTTACTGTAATGCCGCACAAGTAGCCTTTGCCGTCTGGGCTTGGTTTGTATGCATTCTCCCAACCAAATACACCAAATACCTCATCAAGACGCGCTTGAATGGCTCGGTTAGTGATGTATGGAATAACCATGCAGTAAGGATTGCCAGAGGCACTAAATCCAGCTTGCTGTACGCGCCATTCGATTTCATCAGGATAAAAAGGAGCAGCTAGCCTTTTCTGAACTTCTTGCGGTGTTAGGTTATTCATTGCTATCACCATTGTAATTTGCAGCGAACAACTTGAATTCAGCAAGGAATCGCTCAACCGCTTCGCGTGGGTCAGTGTAAAATTGACCAAACAACGTATTTGTGTGATTCATGTAAATGATCTTCATGGCACAAATGTCAGTAGGGTCAATCGCCACGGTTTTTGAACTCTCGTCAACTGGGCAAAGCCAAATATTCCCGTTAAAAAGCTGAAAGTCCAAGCGAATGCTTCCGTTCTTGTGCTTAAGAGAGCAGGCAGTGCATTTATTTACCAGCTTTAGAATCTCTTTGTTTTCCATAAGTCACCTATTTTGAGCAATCAATATTTTTGTAATTCGGCCAAGCACCTTGTGCTACTTGGTCGCAGTAATCAGAGATAAGCATTTGCTCATCTTGATAGTCCATTGTTCCAGCTATAAGAAGGAACAACATTAAAAGTGAGAACATGAATAACTGTTTCATTTCTTGTCTCCGTGTTGATGATTGAAATTTAGCAGCGCACAAAATTAAAATCAAGCATTTTTGTATACTTTTTTTATAATTTTTTATTTACAACCAATTCAATATATTCTACATTACAGTTAAACCAACAAGAGGAACTATTAATGGCACAGCATGTAAAGGTAAATCCAAGTACGGACGATATGCTTAATAAGCTTTCAGAGAAGCGTAAGCGCGAGGAATCGTTCATTCGAACTAAGCAAGACATTGCGGCTGAAGCTATTGCCGCTTTATACAAAAAAGAAATGCGAGGAACTAATGGCCAGAGCTAGAAACATCAAGCCGGCCTTCTTTGATAATGATGAGCTGGCAGACAATGACCCGCTCGGAAGACTTCTGTTTATCGGCCTATGGACAATAGCCGATCACAACGGAAATCTTGAATGGAGATCTAAACGAATTAAGAAACAGATTCTAGCTTATGACGATTGTTGTGTTGATTCGCTCGCTATAAATCTGGATAAATCTGGATTTGTACGGTTCTACTCTGACGGGGATAAAATCTACTTAAATGTAGTGAATTTCGTCAAACACCAGAATCCACATAAGAACGAAAAAGCTAAGGGAACTGAAATTCCAGAATACTCAGAACAGTATCGGGAAGTTATTGATTTAAATAAACTCACGATAAATCGTGATTTATCTGGATTAGAACTAGATAACTCCGATAGTAATCCTGCTGATTCCCTTAACCTGATTCCTGATTCCCTTAACCTGATTCCTGAAGAGAAAGAAACTAAGTCAGCTAAAGCCGACCCGTCTCTTGAGATATTCAATTACTGGAAGGAGGTAATGAAGAAAGGCCCCAACACTACTCCATCTAAGAAGAGAATGGATAAGGTTAAAGCAAGACTTAAAGATGGATACGATGTCGATTTTATCAAGAAAGCGATTTATGGGTGCTCTATAACCCCGCATAACAATGGGACCGACCCAAAAGGCAACGGACAGAAATACGATGATCTTGAGCTAATCTGTCGATACCCAGAGAATCTAGAAAGATTTGCTGGTAACGCTGAAAATCAAAGATCACCTAGTAAGCAGGGCAACATTAACGATATAGGCGACGACTTCAGTCCGCCGTCTGGGATGGAGTGGACACATGAGCGTATTTGACAGAATTAAGTCTATGGTTGGCGATCAAGATATCGACGTTGATAAGGCGATTGAGGATGTTAAGCGCTGGCGTGAAGAGGATGAGTCAAAACAGTTTGAACGATTCAAGAATCAGATTGCAGAGCATCAGGCAAAGCAGTCAATCGGAAGGTCTGGAATTCTTCCGCTTCACATGGAGTGCACCATAGATAATTTCATCGCCACCAGCGGAGAGCAGCAAAAAGCAAAAACGTTTTCTCAGTGGTACGTCGACAACTTTGAATCTAACAATGGAGGAGGTTTTATTTTTGGCGGCAAGCCAGGAACAGGAAAGAATCACTTAGCAGCTGGCATCTGTAACGCACTAATGGCCAGAAAGAAATCTTGCTTTGTGATCACCGTTACCGAGCTAATGCAAAAGCTACGCAATTGCTATCAAGATGATAGCGAAACAACGGAAGACCGGTTTATTCGCTCAATGGTCAATTTCGACTTTCTTGTTCTGGACGAGATTGGGCTTCAGCGCGGTACCGATGCAGAGAGACTTGCGCTAAATCAAATCGTCGACCAGCGTGCATCTAGGTTCAAACCTACTGGAATGCTGACAAACCTTTCAGTTGATGAAATGAACAAGTGCCTTGGCGATAGAGTCATGGACAGAATGAGAATGAACGGCGGCAAGTGGATCGCCTTTGATTGGGAGAGTTACAGGAAATGAGTAAAATAATTTGTAATCGATGGGATGTTTTTGAAGAGCTTAATCGCGTGATTAAAGATCATTACATATTCATTAACCCTGATCAGGCAAGTATTATCTATTTAAGTGATGGGACTCAGCACCTTTATGATACGTGCCATTCAGTTCTAGTTAAGCTTGGAATTATTAACCAAGCAGGATTAATTGAGAATGTGAAATTTGAAGACATAAACAAATACACAACTTATATCAACGAGAAATATTTAAATAAAACATATTAATTTTGAACTTATTTAAATCAATATAGGAATAGAACAATGAAAGTAAAACCAATGATTTTTAACACCGAAATGGTTAAGGCTATTTTGGAAGGAAAAAAGACTGTGACGCGCCGCCCTGCAAAAAATCTGTCTTTTAGTGAGCGCATGGGGTTTGCTGTTGGTGAGTTCGCTTACGGCCTTGGCTTTGACTTGCGCGAAACCATGAATAACTGCATTAAATCCAAGTCAGCAAAATGCCCAGCTCAAATTGGCGATTTAATTTATGTGCGCGAGACTTTTCTTTTAGGTCGTATTTTTGATTATGACTCCGGTCACCCGGCAAGCGATTATTTTTATGTTGAGCAGGTGCAGGATATTAGCGAAGAACAGGCCGAAAAAGAGGGGTGCAGTAACTTCCCATCTTACCGTGGTCACTTTGAAGAAATTTGGAATTCCATTTACCAGAACTGGAAAGAAAATCCTTATGTATGGGTAATTGAGTTCGAAGTTATCCATCAAAACGTTGACAAGTATTTAAGCGAGATAGGCCATGGAAAATAAACTACCAGGCATCACTATCCCAGGTGAAGCAACACACTACTATTTCGACAGTAACGGCAATCAGACTTACTACAAAGTCCTCCATCAAAGAAACGTATTTCGATTCTTTCAAAAGGTCTGGTTTTGGGATGTTTACCGTAACGTTTGGACTCGTTCTTACTGTTACCCACCAGTTGAATACATGACAAAGATAGGAGGATAGCGTGAGCAAGTACAAGATAATATACGCAGATCCGCCTTGGGACTTTAATGACAAGAAAACTGGTGGAAGTTTTAATTCAGCTGCAACACAACTTTACCGAACTACCACAACGTATGATCTTTGCTGTATGCCAATTCGATACATGCTAGAAGATGATGCAATACTTATTATGTGGTACGTAAACTCAATGCCAGAAGATGCCATCCAGCTAGCTAGAGCTTGGGGCTTCAAGAAGATGCTATCTATGAACGGTCTTGTTTGGGGGAAGCTTACCAAAAATGGCAAAAGCCACTTCGGAATGGGTCACGGAACTAGAAACTGCTTAGAGTCTGCATTGATTATGTATAACGGATCTCTATCTCGTCTAATAAAAAACAAGTCAATAAGAAATTACTTTGAGGCAAAGATGCCAGTTGATGAAAACGGGAAATACATTCACTCAGCAAAACCCGAAGAAGCAAGGGAGATAATCGAAAGCCTTTGTCATGACGGGAAAAAGCTGGAAATGTTCGCACGTAAATCAACTAAAGGATGGGATGTTTTTGGAAATCAAGCTCCAAACTCAATAGATTTGGATTTCAAATAAAAAAAGGCCTTACCGAAGTAAGGCCGCAATCAAAATAGGAATAGTTTATGTACACGGAAACGATAACGTTAGAAATCGGCAGTGTCGAAGTTAACTTCATCGTCACTTTTGATTATACACCAGAAATTAAAGGTGTCTACGATGCTTTGCCTCAAGACTGTTATCCAACCGAACCAGAAGAGTTTGAACTTGCATCAATTGTGCACCTTGCATCAAGTAGAAATTGCGATTGGTTAATTGATGTCGCATACGATCAGATTATTGAAAAGATAAAGGACGTTCGTGATGAGTACTGAATTCACTGTAATTAAGGTAAACAACGGTTTCAATTACGCTACCGATTCAGATCGTGATGCAGCTTCTTGTTACAAGCTAGGGCAAGCTTTAAAGGTTAGTGCTGTAAAGCAGTCTGCTCGAAGCATTCAGCATCACAAGTTGTTCTTTGGCGGATTGCTTGAGGTTATGCTTGATCACTGGGAACCGGACTCAGCCATGACCACGGAAGCAGAGCGAAAGTTAATAATGCAGTTCTGCAAAGTCCTTGACGATAACGGCGGCGGCGGCGAGGTGTCGAACTGGGGTCGTTCTTTTCTTGGGAAATTGGCTCAAAATCGAGCTCAAAAAATCGAATCGCCACACAAAACCAAGGAAGGCTTGCTTCTATGGCTGAAAGATAAAGTCGACCATGTTGAGCTAGTAGTAACTCCGTCTGGAATTAAGCGAGTCCCTAAGTCGATTAACTTCAACTCAATGAGCCGCGAGCAGTTTGGAGTTTTTTACAAGAAGTGCTTCTCTGTTTGCTGGAAGTACATTCTTTCACAAAAATTCGATAGCGAGGCCGAGTGTCAGAACGTTATCGATCAGCTATCTAGTATGGGGTGAGCTATGAACAAGAAGCGCAGAGAAATTTGGAATAAGTCAGGTGGTAAATGCTGGTATTGTGGGTGCGAGCTACCAGAAAAGGGTTGGCATGCTGATCACTTCGAGCCTGTTCTTAGGGCATTCGACATAGTACCAAGAGATAAAAGAAAAAATCCTAATAAATTTGAGGTTAGACATAATGGTGGGTTTGAAAACCCAGAGCTAGACAATCAAGAAAATCTAGTTCCATCATGCGCTCCTTGCAATTTGTTTAAATCAACATTCTCAGTTGAAATGTTCAGGAATGAAATTAAAAAACAAGTAGATAGAGCAAGAAAATCATCGGTAAATTTTAGGACGGCGGAGAGGTTTTGACTTATAGAAATAATCGATAATCCTGTTGTTTTTTGGTTTGAGGAAAACAATCATGGGAGTAAGTAAAAGAAAGTGCCCTTACTGTGATGAATACAACAAACCAGAAGAAGGGCTTCTAATTAAAAACCGCCTGTATTGCAACATAGAATGCGCTGTAAGCTACGGAAAGAAAAATGCACCTAAAGCTAAAGCCAAGAAAGAAAAGTCAGATAGAGCGCAACTGAGGCGGCGTAAAGAAGAGTTAAGACCGCGCTCTTGGTATTTAACTGAGGCTCAAAAGTGGTTTAACAAGTTCATTAGACTTCGAGATGCTAATGATTTGTGCATTAGTTGCGATCGCTCAATCGAAGAAATAGAAGGCAATGACTCTTGGAAGGTTGGAGGTGCTTGGGATTGCGGCCACTACTTAACAAGAGGCGCTAGACCTGAGCTTAGATTTGAAGAACTCAACGCGCATAAGCAATGCAAATCATGTAATGGTGGTTCTGGAAAATACACCAAGAAGAATGACACAGTTGGAAAGCTATACCGAATCAAGCTGATAGAAAAGATCGGACTTGAAAAAGTTGAGTGGCTTGAAGGGCTGCACGAACCAACGAAATACACCATTGACGACTTGAAAGAGATAATTTCTAAATATAAAGAAAAGTGCAAAGAGATTGAATGAAAAGCGAGGAACGTAGAAAAGCCCCATGAAGGGGCTTTTAAAGCGCAATTACGGCTCAGTGACAAATTTCACAACTGCGCCATTTTGCAGCCATTTCCATCTATGGTCTGTTGGGTCATACCAAACGTCGCCATTTGCGATAGCAGGGTTTCCTGATAGTTGGGCAAACCCTAACGGCTTATTCATCTTAACCCTTCCTGTGGATGCCTCAAGTAAGTCAACGCCGTCGTGCCTTATTCGAGTATTGCTACCAACATTTAGTAAGCCACCAACAGTTCCACTGCCGTGCTCAAGCAACAACTGAGCACCAAAATCCCCTATATCTTTAATAAGCAGTTGATTACTGAACTCAACACTTTTAGACCCGTAGTTTGCTTTTCCGAAACCATCCTGTACGGATACTTGTTGACCAATGATAGGCTGGTTAGCTACAAGTCTCCAATTGAATTCTGATGAATACTTAAACCAATCATCGAATGTTGAGCTGAAGTTTGCACCAGAACCGATATTAAAGACCTTTGGTCCATTGGTTGGCCCTGTAAAGTCAAAGAATGCACTACTACCGTCTGTTCCGTTGAAATTGCCCGTGACACTGTCGCAAACAAATGTATGACAGCCATCAATGTATACAGGTACGCCTTGACCCTCGATGTGTATCTTTTGCGCTGTAACCGTTTCATAGTTCTTTATAGAAAGACCTTTGGCTCTTTGCTCAGGATTATTTCTTGGGTCTGGGTTTACGGTTCCTGCTAAGTAGTTGAGTTCAGAAGCAAAAACACCTTTGAATATACAAGTTCCTGATATTGCACCGCTATCTAACCCCCACAGCTCAACCCCGCTCTGTCCAGACTGTAACTCTGCAAGTAGTTGCCATACGTTATCTAGCTGAATGAAACTTGCATTGTTAATACGCAAAGATGGGCCTTTTGAATTGAACAAGTAAACATTACTAAGATAAATTGCGTGAGGTCCAAATAGATTAACCATCACATTGAAGGTCTGCTGTTCGCTTGTGATTATAGACAGGCAGGAATTTTTAATTCCTGTGGTAACCACACTATCAAGAAGTGTTACTGTAGTTTCTCCGTTTGAAAATACAGACTCTACTATTTCTGAGTAAATGTAATTTGTGTCATTTGAATCTAGTCTTACCATCCTTCCAGCAGTGTAGATTGAAGACAGATCGCCTGAAATGTTGAACGAATCAGAAGACAGGTAAGTCGCTGAGAGGCAATTTGCCCAAACGTCAGATTGAGCAGAGCTTACTGGATCGGCTGTCCAGATTTCATTCTCATCACTGTCCTTAAGAACAATTTTATAAGAACCATCAAGATAGATATCCGCGTATCCCTCGCTATTCAAAATAACAGGGTTGTCGTTTTGAACGACTTGGTCTTCTGACTTGTATGTTGCCTTAGGAATATTGGTCCTAGCAAGGTACGTGTATACCTTGCCTCCTGAGAGTGGCTTTCCTTTGGTGTCAAAAGCGTAAAACTTTGGGCCGATAATTGAAACTGCCATGGCGAACTCCTGAAAAAAATCGGTAATGAGCATTAATATTTTACGCCCCGCACTTAGACAGGGCGCTAATTTATCCGCAAGTTATGATAAACCTCTGATTTGGTGTGGCCGCAGTAAACACCAACTCGTCATTAACATCATCGTAAGTTAGCGGCATAGTTCCAATTACATTGGTTAAGTTGAAGTACTGAGAACCATCGGCAGTTCGCAAAGTAAAGTAAGCAACAATTGGGTCATTAGTTGCAGTGTTCTGGCTGGTTATTCTATAAATCATTCCGTTTGAAAACTCTGACGACTTTGCCCCGTAATAAAATGTCTCATCATTTGTTGCGTCGTATAGCTGTTTATTCCTCCACAGTCTATTTACATAGTCTTCTGGAATTGTCCCGCTTCCTACTTGCATTATGCAGTCTGGATCTTGAGCAAACGGTGCGCGAGTAACCTTAACCCTAGGCATAGCGGTTGCAACAATGCCAGACTTAACACGGTTGAATGTTTGCTCGTTAAGTACAATCTCAATATTAGAACCAATGTTGCTAGTTTCTGTATTAATGAACTTCTCTGTCGACCAGTCTTTTAGTATCATGTGCTTGTCTTTCATGAGAGGGTCGCAAATGTCGATAGTTACATATTGATTCCCTTCGCCGATCACAACTACACTTGAATTATCACCAATAAGCAGCGAGCTATTGCGGATTCGGTAAAATCCTTTGTATTGATTTCTGAGCCAAATAACGGCAAAAACATTATCTTCCACATCGAAGGAATCAAGTTCAACCTGACAAGATGAATTGTCGGTATAGACGACAGTGTTGCTGTATTGGCAGAAACCGCTAATTGTAACGTTTGGCATAACTGGGGAATCAGACTGCTCTGAATCAAAGACGAATTCAATTCCTCGATCTAGTCTAATTCCGTTCGTTTTGTCGCCTTGAAGTTTCAAGTTTTCTAACTGTAAAGTTGTACCTCCACCCCACGATATTCCTTTAGATCTTGCCGTTATCCCAACGTTTTCACCGCGGACAACGTATGTATCATGAGCTTCAAGTCCGACATCAACACCCTTAATAGATACGTCATTAAGAATTAACTCCCGGGTTGGGGCTGTTGTTTTAATGCCGTTTACTGTCCAATCATCAGACTCAATATTGATACCGTCCATTCTGAACGGGAATATCGATTCAAGAGTAAGCATGAACTCGCCAGAGGTTAGGTTGCTAAAGTAAAGTGTTGAAGGTTTCCCGGTGTTGAATTCACCATAAGACTGAGAACCGTCACCCTCAATAAACATACCTCGATCTTCAGAGGCAAACGTTAATGGAGACGTCATCAAAGAAGTGCCGTTAATAACTAATCGACCAGAGTTTCTGGCATAAATTAAGGCATTGGTTACTGGTATGGTGTCATCTTCAATCTTGTCGCCAACTTGACCCCAGGCTTTTGCGTTATAAGGAAGCTTCAAGTTTTGCTCAAACTGTAGCACGCCGCCTGGAACGTCAATCCATTTTCCGCCATCTGAAGAGTTAACTCCTGACTCGATAACTCTAAAGAACAGAGTTCCAGATATCGATTTGTCACTGTAGTTATCAACCGCCCACCGTTGGCCAAGCTTTACCTCAACCGTTTCCCCGCCAATAGTACGACCATTTATCGCATCATCGACAGTTTCAGCATAAAGAATTGTTAATAGTTCCAAATCATTCTTGCTAAATGAAGAGCTTTGACCGACAACAGAAGCACAAACAGAGATCAGCCCAGTCTTAACCACTCCACCGATAACTGTCACATTGGTTTGACCGCCAGAGAAAACGGACGATTCAATAGTTGAGTAATCGAAATTTATCTGATTGCTATTTAGCCTTACCTTTTTGCCTGGCTCATACTGAGAGGTTACATTACCTATGACACTGAACTCTGTGGGAGACACATAAGAAGCAGAGTAACAAGCAATCCACTCATTAGCTTGGCTTGAAGTTACTGGGTCTGAGGTCCATATTTCATTTTCATTTTCATCTTTAAGCACCATCTTATAAGAGCCATCAAGATAAATATCGGCGTAACCTTCACCATTTAGAATTACAGGGTTAGTGTTAGGAACAATCTGATCTTCAGTTTGATACGTTGGTTTAGGGACGTTTGTACTTGACTGGTATGTGTACAATTTACCAAATGCAAGCGGGTTCCCGTTCCTATCCCAAGCATAAAATTTAGGACCAATCATTGAAACTGCCATTACTTTTTCTCCTTATCAGCTTCTAGCTTAGCCTTTTCTAAAGCTTGGTTAGCCTGCTGGTAGTATTTCAAAAATGCATCATTTCTACTTAGCCACAACTTATCTAGCTTCTCTCGCTTTTCCTTGCCAGTTAAGTTCTTGTCATATTTTATCTTAAGCTCTGCCGTCTTGATCCCTTCTTTGCCGTACATCAGTTTCACTAGGTCATTCATAGAGTCGTTAAGAGCAAAAAGAACCCCTTT